TAACACGGTATTCTTCTTTGTGCTGTCTGCACCTGCTAGTGCATTAGTTAACATTCTTGGTGCTTCTGCAGTAACTATGCCGTACATCGGTAGCCGTTATGGGTATGCAAAGACAAACGCGTCAATGCTAAAGAACCTAGGCCGTTACATGGCAAGCATACCGACACGTACGCTTAAGCCTATTGCTACCGGCCATATTATGCAGACGTCGTTCCCTTCTATTGTAGAGGGCGGCAAACTTAGTCCGCTGCTACAAGAAGCGGCTGAAAAGTTTATTGAAGATGGGGATATCAATATCTCCATGACAAACGACATTTATGATTTGGGTGAGCGCCCATCGTCTACATACACTGGCACGGCTAACGTATTTAAGAAAATCTTGGCAGGCCCATTCCATCAAGCTGAGCGTATGGTACGCGAGGTATCGCTACTTACTACGTTTGAGTTGGCGCATGAGAAGTTTACGAAAGAGCCAAAGCGTGACCTACGTGGAGTTATTGAGCGCGATGCAAACGGCGATCCTGTTATGCGCACGCCCGAAGAAGTATTTGATGATGCTATCGAAGAAGCACGTGACATAGCTGGCATGACGCTTGGTGACTACGTGCGACAAATGAAGGGTCGTGTGTTCACGTATCCCGGTGTCAACGTAGTCATGCAGTTTAAGCAGTACGCTATTCAGTCGGCGTTCATACTGCTACGTAATCACTACCTTGCTTTCTCAAGACCATTTAGTTCTTCTGAAATAAAAGACTTCCGCCAACAGCTAGAGTCAAGCGGTATGCCGCCAGATATTATTGAGCAACGTATTAGAGAAGCAGATAAGTATCGTAAAGAGCTGGGCAACGAGGCATACAGACGTCTAGCCGGTATTCTTGGTATGACATTCCTGTACGGAGGAGTTGTAGCGCTGCCGTATTTCTCTCTCGGTCTTGGTACTCTAATAAAAATGTTCGCCCCTGACGATGACGACGAGTTCTTCGATTGGGAAAACTGGTTTGCTAACTTTATGAACACTGAAGTCGGCGGAGCGGCTGGCGCTATCTTTGCAAAAATGGGTATGGAAACAGAGAAGTCTAAGGCCGCTGGTAAGAAGCTAGCAGAAGCCGTTGCTTATGGGCCCACATCTGCAGTAACTGGTAGCGCACTATCTGACCGCGTAAGTTTAGACTTAAAAAACTTGTGGTATCGCGAAGGCCGCTACGACAACGACGCACGCCAAGCGGTCACAGGCGAAATTATTGCTAACTTAGGCCCAGCAGTTGGCCTTGGCTTGAACTGGGTAGATGCGTATCAGTTAGTGGAAGACGGTCAGTTTGGCCGTGCGTACGAGAAAGCAGTCCCTGCTATCTTTGCTAAGCCTGTGACTTCGTATCGTATCGGCGAAGAAGGTGCGACTACTCGCGGCGGTGATGTTATTGGTGGTTTATATCCCAATGAATTTGATCTGTGGGATTTGAGTATGCAATCTATTGGCCTGCAACCGCTGAAGGTATACAAAGGTCAGAAGGCCGCTATCCAAGCTAAGACATATCAGCAGAAAGTACTTGATAGACATAATTCAATACTTAACCGCTTGTGGATGGAGCGTGGTACACCTGCGTATGGTGATGCTCAAGAGAAAGCCCGTAAGTTTTCTATACAGTTTCCAGATATGGCTATTGACGCAGATGCTATTGATAATGCGTTTGATGCACGGGCTGAAGCTCAGGCTCAGGCTAATGCAATCGGTGCAAGGTTAGATGAGAAGTTATTCTCTAAGACACTGCCAATGCTGAACTACGGCGTTCAACAAGCTAAACCCAAATAAAAAAATCCCCCGCACTAGGCGGGGGCAAGGAGGGTTGTTTCCAAGGAGAGTAGCAACTGACAACCTGCGTGGAGTGTACTACTTAATTCGCCAAACACGCAAGCCTTTGATGCCATTTTCAATCACGGGTTTCATCAAAACCCTAAATCCAAACCGTTTTGTGGTCGCCAAAATCGCTAGTTCACTTTCTTTCAGCCGTAGGCATGGGACAAAGAACGACCAGCCCACTCGGAACCTGCGCCAATTAATACTATAGTTAACTCCATTAATTCTCATCTTCTTCTGCAACAGCCACATCAGCATCTGAAGTACCTACGAAGGCATCAGTGTCAAGGAAGCCGCCCTTAGAACAATCAAATACAAACGCATCCACTGCCGGAACACTGCCAAGCTTAGTACCTTTCGCCATACGCTTCTTCACCATACCTGCGTACACACCTTCAGCGGTAAGCGAGTTGAGCACATCCTTCAAAGTAATCTGGTGATGAGAACACCAAGTCCGTAGCTTCTTAGCAATGATGAAAAGCTTTTGGGTATCTGGTTCCATACGAATAATTAGCTCACCCGAAGGTTCTAATATGGGTAGCATTTCAACCCCCGTTCGCATATCTACCTTATCATTTATAACCAAAGAGTTGCGGCGGTGCTCGTTCCAGTACTCACCGATCACGCTTGCATGAGTTGTAGATGGTGGTTTGATTTCCAAGCGCATCTGTGAGAACTGCTTAAGCATCCACTTAAATATACGACCGACGTCAATGTCGATCAAGCCAAGACGCTTAGCAAACAAAGCACCAGCTATGTTGCATGCCGCCACACCTGACCAAAAGCGCTCACGATTTGTAAAGCCAACTTTCTTGTCGATTAAGAGTTGAATCTGTTTGACCTCTTGGATACGTTCTTCTAGGTTCTCAACCAAGTCACGCAAGTAGATACGACCTGCATGTCCGTAGTTTGTGTACAGCTTCGGGTAGATATCGTCGGCTTCTTGTTTTGACAGGAGCTTAGTCTCGGGGATTTCATACTCTATTAGTCGCATGAGCTCACCGTCGGGCGTAGATTTTAGGGCTCTAAGTTTGTCAACTGCCGAAGCGTTGGAAGAACACAACAAAATAGTTTGCCACTTAGCTAAATTTATACGCTCTGCATTTTCATTAGACTTCATCCGACCACGGCCTCGGCCTTGCGACACGGCATAGGCGAAGTCACTAAACTCGTCCGATGACATTTTGGTCAACTCATCGCAACCCAAACCCAAGTTGTTCATAACACCTAGCCGGTGCAAGCGCACGTTCATAGTGTCTCGCTGAATAAGCATCAACTCTTCTGGGTGTCCGTAGACACTGTGCATTGCTTTAATAGTAGTAGTCTTGCCCGTGCCTGACTCATTATTAATCATGTTAATGATTGCACCCTTTAGGTTTAGGTGCTTCATTAGCGGTGCACCGAAAGCAGTGAAGAACCCAAACGCATGCGGCTCAAAGCCTTCACGATCGTATACGTTAATAACTGACTTCCACTCATCCAAAGAACCAACAGGCGTAAACCAATCAGCCAACTGTGCGGTGTAACTAGATGGTGGACTGTACTTGTCACCCTCGGCACTAATCTCGGTATCCCCCACAACAAACGATTTATTTTTGTCTGTCCACCCAAACTGTGAACGCATAATTTCTGCTCCTTCTTTGTATTGCATCTCTTTAACAGACCGCACTATGTATCCCATGATGGAATCCATTTGTTTCTTTAGTGCAATCACGCCAAACCACGCCAACTTTTCTCGTAACTTATCGGCAGTAAGTAGGTCAACTGCTGACAGCGCAAACTCTTTAACTCCGTCTTTCGGTGTATGCAGACGCATCCAAATAACTTCGCCGCTCTGTGGGTCTTTTAATCGCTTGACCACGTACAGGTCATGCTCATAAATCATTACCGCATCTTCGTCGTCTTCGTCCTCTGACTTGCGATACACGCCGCCGTTCTTGCCACGAAAGTATGGAAAGGGGTACTCAGGAATCTTGTAGGTAACAGGCTTAGCTGCTTCGGTCACGTACTGAACAGTGTTGTCGGCCTCGGTTGCTTGTGCTACCTCTGCACCAAGCACAATAGGTGAACTGATCTTGCCCTTATGAACGCAACCATCACAGCCACTAGGGTGAACGCCCTCAAACTTCTCGCACGTATAGGGGCCCTTGATCTTTATAGCTTTATCTATCGTGCCCTCAGGAGTGTAGTCAGGATGCTTGCGAGAAATATCGTGAATAGCCGTATCCTTGTCTACGCAAAACGCAGGGATTGAAAGTGCGGCTCTCCAACGTGGCTCTTCTAAACTGTCTTGTTCTTCTATGGCTCTTGCCAACTGCATACAGCCAGTGCCGTTTACGTTCTTATCAACGATGATGCTAAAACGAAACTGCTTGTTGCCCATCAAGGCGCGAGTCATCTCATTAGCGTACGTCGGCAAGTGCTCGGGTACATCGTCAATTGCGCCAAGCTTAGCTTTGAACTCTTCAAAGTTGACAGGTGTGCCTACGCTTTTCAACGTAACCGCAAGTGGCGGGTTCTCTTTATGATTCAGTGTATCAGGGACACGCAGTATCGATGCCGCATCTGCCGTTCTAGCAGGGTCGGCTTCTAAACCTTTCTCATGGCATAACGCTTTGAGGCGCATAGCCACTGGTCTCCACTGTGCTCTTGATACATCAGCAGTAAGACCCCAGTACACATGAAGGCCCCGGCCAGAGTCGACAATCGTCGGCCTTGGTAATCCAACCTCCATGCAAAACTTCTTAAGCGCGGCTAAGCCATCGCCTTGAGTAGCGTATGGTTTGTTAGTCCCACAATCTATATCGAGCCAAAATGCTCGTATAGCCTTTACGTTATCCGTCGTCCTCGTCTTATCCGTCTCGTACTTAGCACAACCAAAATACGCATCGTATCCCTTGGCTAGTAAGTCTTCTATTTCTACGTCAGCTTCACTCAACCCCTGCACAAACGTTTGTCTTGGAAGTCCAGTCTTTTTAAGACCGACAATACAATACCATCCTTCTGTGGAGAGCACCGCCGACAACAAATCTGCTCTTGTCATAGCCGCCTCTGCACCGCGATAAAAATAGCGTCCGTGAAGCGCGGCATGCCTCACAGACGCTTTAAGCTACATGCCTACTTTGGCTTGGACGATGTTTGTGATTTTCTCGTTGTGAATCTTTCGGGGTATCCACTCGCCGACAAACCATTTATAGATCGTCATGCGGCTCACGCCAAAATACTCTGCAACTTCACGTACAGGAATGTCCTTGTCAATGCAGAAGCGACCCAGCTTTACACCGGGGCTTCTAGCATTTGCTACCTTGTTAGCATTGACGATTCGTAATGTATAGCCTCTTGTGTCCATCATTACTCATCGTCTGTCCAAGTATTCAGCACATCCACAAAGTCTTTCTTTGCGGCGGGCTCAGCGGCTTTCTTGGATACTCGCTTAGTAGGCTCGGCAACTTCTTCAGCCACCTCAACTTTAGCAACAGGTGCAGTCTGTGCTTTAGGTTTTGCACCATCAGTAGCGGCAGGGGTCTGCGTTACTGCGGAACGTGCGGCAGGGCTATCGCCTTTTTCTTTAGCAACAAGCCATTCTTGCTCTGACAAATAACGCACAGGCTTGAACGTCAGCTTGGGGGTGTCGCTGTCGCTGTCCATGCGCATCTCAGTTACCAAGGTGTTGATGCTCTTGCCTTGAGCGCCAACGTATTTGGCGTACTGTTGGAACGGCATCTTGTCTAAGTCGCCACGACCGAAGATAGACTTCGCGGGTAGCACCAACTGAAAGATTTCTCCATCTACATCGTCGGCTAACAACACTGCTAAGCGTTGCTGATAACGGCATGCGCGTGAGTCGCCTTGACCGGAGCCCTTAATATTCTGTGAGCAACCTTCGCATGACTTGTTCTGTGGGAACTCAATGCTTGCGTCAGGCTTATCGCCATCGTTACTCCAGCAGTCAGGCGAAGTTGTCTCACCGGGTACGTATTTACCCGCATAGAACGAACGCGATACTTTAGCGGCACCGTTAATAATAACGATGTTCATAGCACGGCTCTCGTTCTTAGAGATTTCTTCTCCGTTGACCATCATGCGAAATACACTGCCACGAATGGAAATGCGCTTAAGGCCTGTGTTACCTGCCAAGGATTTGGTCAGGTCATCTTGTCCCGCTTTCTTTAAGTACGCGGGAACTTCTTGTTGAAACAAAGCAATGTCATTGCTCATAATTATCTCCTAGTTAAAAATTTACTTACGACGAATGGTGATTTCATATTCACTATCAATATTGAGTCCGGGTGGATGCACCTCAGGATTGGAGTCCATGAACTCTTTAATGTTAGTTTGATGAATACGCTTCTCAAGCAGTTCCATACTTCCTTGCTCTCGCATGAATGTGTAGAAACTTTCCCAGTCATTAGTCCAGTAACGGTTCTTGACTGTGCGATAGGCAATGCCTGTCGGTGTTGAGAAGCTAGTAACGCCAGTCAGCTTTGATAGCTCGACTATTTTGTGCTTGAGAATCTGCATGTCCTCATCAAGCTTGGCTGTATTTTCTTTGAACTCTTGATAGAGTCTGTCACGTTTGTCGCGTATTTTTATGTACGTAGTGACGATCTGTTCTATCGGTACGTCTTCCATATGTGTCCTTAGGTTTATGAATTGGGAGTGCTTATTATACATCCTTTCTTGACTGTGTCAAGAATTTATTTCACTGTTATATAGATCGATGATCTGAGAATGTAAGTCCAACTTTTGTTGAAGCATCTTGTACAAGCTTGCCTCTACTGGACTGCCCTCAATGTGTACCACAGTGACGGGGTTCTTTTGGCCTTGTCGGTGTACACGTGCATTGGCTTGCAAGTACGTTTCACTCGACGTGACGGGAGCGTACCATATCACAACGTTGGCCGCAGTTAGGGTAACTCCGTGGGCGGCGGCTTGTGGTTGAATCAAT